GGAGAAGTTGAATCCCCCATGCTCTATCGTGTAATGATAAAGCACGAACCGTCATAACTGGCACTCTTTTACCTCTGTGTAGGAAGAGGGTTGGTTAAGGCAAGCATGAGACTTCATGTCTTCCTTACTACCCAACAAATTTGAGATGGATCTCTAACAAGGATCCAGGTCACTGCTCACATTCTCCAGTGTAATGTAAAAAGCATTGGTGGTGGGTTTGGTATCGCGAGGTATCATACCGAGTAGTGATCCTTCCAAGGTCTCATTCCAGCCCGTCGTCCCCTTCAGTGGGGAGAAATGGGGAGGTAGGCCCTGATTAGGTCTACTGGTTTGGATTTGCCGATTCCATACGGACACTAAGCTCCCTTTTATCAAGTTGAGCTTGCCGGCTATGGTTTAGCGAGGGAAGGTAACCCCTTAATCGATCAACCCAGCATTTAATAAACTTCTATGAAATTTACCAAATACTTTGTTAATTCAATTAAGCCAGTTACGTCCACATCTCTAACTCCTGTTGAAGGATTTCTACATCGTACGATGTATTGATCCTATATACGGGTGCTGAGATGGTCCCTGTCGCTCTCACAACCAGAGTGACAAATATTTGCAAGTCGGATATACTCTCTTTGGGGTAGTAACGGGCCCGTTTGGCTCGTCGCTTACCTTAAGGAGTGTTATCGGATTATGCAACATTTTGTTTCGGGTAAGCGTATCTACTCGGTAGATATGCCTATCCGTCTGGTAGCCGGACTCCCCGGAATCATTCCAGGAAGCCTCCGCCTTCAGCTGAAGGCGTTGGATCCGAATGTTATACGAGGGGTCCTGGCTATGCTTTCAATCTTTAGGGTTCTTAAGGTTCCCTCTAAGTTGAAGTTGGAAACTATAACAGACCCTTTTCGTGGGCTGTTCGATAGTATTCCTTCATTAGAATTAGGTCGAGTATTTCGTACCCTTCCTAAAGCTAACTTCACTAAGAGAGAGCCTATAGAGCTTTTGAGATTGACAACTGCAGGTCCCAACGGGGCTCCATCACTACTTAACATCCATTTTGATGTCTTAGCATGGAGTTCTTCCCCGCTGTTACCTGTCCTCTTAGAATTTATACAATTCTGAGATGGACCTTCCTCCTCTTTTCTGACTCTTCTCAATGCTGAGTTAGAGTTTCAGCGCAATGCATTGACCGTGAGTGGTCGGTCATTACGAATTGGGGATGATCAAACTGCAATTACTTTACCGGATTCTCCGGGAAAGCCATTGTACCTTGGTCGTCTTTCTATTAAAGAGGAGGCTGCAGGTAAAGCCAGAGTGTTCGCTATTACTGATACTATTACTCAATCAGTTCTACGGCCTCTGCACGATTGCTTATTCACTATACTGAGACAGATGCCTACTGATGGTACCTTTAATCAAGGTGCACCGTTAGATAGACTTCTGGCTTTATATAATGAAGGAGTGATCGGTGATCACCACTTTCATAGTTTTGATCTTAGCGCCGCCACGGATAGACTACCCATCCGTCTCCAATGTGATATCCTTGGATATTACATTGGGACAGTTGCGTCTCGTCTATGGGGTCGACTGTTAACTGATAGGGATTGGTACCTTAAAAATACCGATTCCACATATCGTTATGCAGTTGGCCAACCGATGGGTGCCCTAAGTTCGTGGGCTATGTTAGCATTGACTCATCATTACATTATCCGTGTTGCAGCTGCTAGGGTTGGAGTCTATGATTTCAACCACTATGCAGTGCTCGGTGATGATGTAGTGATAGCCAATGACCTCGTGGCAGCTTCTTACCATACCTTAGTTACTGACTGATTAGGGGTTGATATCAACCTTTCTAAGACTTTAGTTTCTAAGACATGTTTTGAATTTGCGAAGAGGTTGGTGACCGTCACGGGAGAAGTCACCCCACCCGGTCCTAAGAACATCTTGTTATCCCTCAAGAGTTTAAATGGTATTCCATCTATACTTCTTGATATGGTTAATAAAGGTATCCTTCTGACTGAGGTGGATGTTGACTCCCTCTTTGAGCATATCCCTACAATAAGGAAATCTGCTCTAGAGGAACTCCTGTGAGTGGTAAAAGGTCCTTTTGGGTTTATCCCAACCCAGAGTGGTCTATCATCTTCTATGAAGATAACTAGATCGCTAACTCTGGTGAGGATCGATTCATTATTATCATCCATTGATGATGCTCTCCATAACTTGGCTTATAAGACTTATCAACGTTCTGTTGAGAAATCTCATGAGACATTAGTTAAGTGGGAGAATCTTCAATGAGATTGGTATATTCGATCGTCCTCCGACCTTTCACCGTTTTACCTACACCTAACGGAGTCCTTATATAAGGATTTCTTAGAAGTAGTTGTTTCAGTCCCTAAGCGTCGCTTCATTTTCGATGGAACCCCCATTCATTTTGGGTTTTATATAAAACCTTATGATGAATGGGCCTCTATCGTAATGAAGTACATAAAGAGGAAAATTGGGTTGGCAGAGTTCCCTCTGTCAATTCGAGACCCGTTCATCGTTTCTGATGACAAGGTCATTCTTCCTTTACGAGCCTCCCTAAAGAGTTTTAACTTCTTTTCTGAGGTACGGCGTTTAGAGAATGAGAAGGCAGCTATCAGACCTTGGTATTCGCGAGGGCAATAGGGTACTTATCAGAATCTAGATTTGTTAGGTCTAGTTTCTGTGAAAGTAGCCATCTCGTGTTTGGTTAATCTGTCCATACCACTGGGTGTGGGTGGAGTGATCAAGCATATGAGACTCTTGCCAGGTGAGTTACCTGGAGGGCT